CTCATAATCCTTTTGAATCTCTGGTGAATCACCTTTAGGCCTCTTGATACTTGTTCTTGTAGGACTCTTTACTGGTTCTTTTATGATCTCAGCAGAAACTTCCAAAGCATCATCTATAGTATCAAATTCATTCTTCATAAGTCAGAATCCATTCCTTGTGCGACACTGTATACTGATCCATCAGAAAATTCAGTCTTAGTTTCACCGAATCCAAAGTCATCACCCTCAACTACCTGTTCATCATCTTGTACATTAATTATATTAATTGGAACATTAATATCATGTGGTTTGATGACACTTCCAAGTTGTGCTCTCTTGACCTTTATTCTGTTGCCAGTTATTAGACTGACCAACATCTTCTCTTCATCTATTTGTATATAATCTCCTTTCCTAAATGGGGTTGCACTATTAACATCAAATTCCGTCTTCTTAGTATCAAATGTTTCATTCGTTCTTGCGGTGTCATCATTAGTGTAATCCTTAATTGCAGCAGGAACTGCCTGATATCTAATCTGTCTAGGTGCAGTCTTGATGTTTGTAGTATCAGTAGCATAATCTGCCTGTACTTTCTTAATCAATCCATCACTATTATTAGCAATAGGTCCGAATAGATATGTCTTGCAAGTGAAGTTCAACGTATATATTAATGCCCTTCTAGTAAGGAAATCATCTTCATAATTATCTTCCATCTGGATTCCTTCCAGAGTTATTGGCATATCTCTCTTCTCTCCAATAACATCTACTAAGTCAATAGTGAGATTAAATGCTGGTTGAAAATATGGTAGTATCTGTTCTAAAATCTGTATTGCATCCTCATTGAGTTTAGAAAGGATACTCAGTTGCATATTAATATTATATGGTACGGGCATATACCCTTTAATCAATTTATTGGTAGTCTTATTAACTGCCTTAAAGGTTTGCATTGTTGAAACCTTACGAGTAGAATCGTAATTCATACCCATAACCTCAAATGACATCCTAGGCAATGTAAGAGTAGTTCCCACATCCTGAGAATATTCTCTACCTTGACTTACTCTTGCTAAGAATTTCTGTTGAGGGCCATAAGAAATTGGAACCTTTACAACACTAACAACCTTTCCAGCCTTATCAGTATGTTGGATCTCAATATTATTAAATAGGGTTCCGAAAGACACAATTGTCTTCCTCATTATCTCATGATAGAAATGATTCGTTAACATAATATTACAACTTTATAAAACTATTTAGAATTCCCCAAAGGGGTTCCTTTCTGAGAAGTCTAATATCTGGTCTGCTTCAAACTCGAATGTTTCATTCTGAGCAAACTCCCTATCACCATCTACTTCGGATTGAATTGATTGAACTCTATAACTAGCACCTGCACCAACAATGACTTCACCAACAGCAAAGTCTCCTGTTGGAATGGATACCTTAAGAATATTATCTGCAGTATTCCAAGAAGCAACATATGCACTTGTACCTGTAGAGACACCTTTAATTATCTCATCTACTTCATATTCTCCGAAGGAATTAGATGTTACGGAAGATATTGAAACAACAGGATTGATATTTGTATAACCAGCACCAGCGTTACTGTATCTAACTTCTTTAACAGTACCAGCAGTACTTATGACTGCCTCTGCCTTGGCATTCCATAGTAGTTCTATAGTCTCATTAGACTGTGCAGGCCATACAGAAGTAATACCAACTGTAGGTGTAAAGTTATAACCTTGACCGCCAGTACCAATTGCAACAGGTCCTAAAACAGCCTCAGATATAATAGCAGTAGCGATTGCAACACCATTAGTAACTGGACTACCACCAGTAAATACAACTTGTGGAGGTGTAGTGTATCCTGTGCCTGGATTTATTAATAGTATTCTATCAACTGCCTGATTGGGAATACCACTCCTACTAGTCATAATTGCAACAGCTGTTGCCTGTGTTCCAGTTGCAGGAGACTCAATAGTCATAATAGGAACAGAGGTATATCCCCATCCCTCCGATACAACAGTTAAGGCACTAACTACTCTATTGGAATCAATTGTTGCATTAACAACTGGATACTCATTATCCAACTTGTTAACAAATTGTGCTGAAGTTGATGTAGAAGAATCAGTTTCTTGTTGTATTTCTGATGTTGGAACCTGAGTTGCACTAGTAGCACTCGTAGCATTATCACCAGTCAAGTTGAGAGTGATATGATCCAAATATCCTTCAAAAGATTCTTTCTGAGTAGGAATGAATCCAGCACCTGCTGTATCTGCACCTAACTTCAGTACATCACCAGCAAAGAACATGATTGGGTTTGATGTATTAAGAGTATTACTTGCAGTTCCATTTACAGATATTGTTGCATCAGTATTGTATTGTTCTACTCTAATAAAGTTCCAAGCATTTAGATTGAGTTGTGTGGTATTCTCGATAGATCCAGAACCAGAAGCAAATACTATATTACCTGTTTCTCTTTGATATATCTTGAATCTATCTGTCCACATTATAGTGGCACCATTTACTGCTACATCAAACTTAGTAGGATAGTACCAGAAACTAAATGATAATCTACCATCTCCACTATCTCTAGAGTCTACATTAGATGTAAAGTGGAAGTTAGCACCTATCACATCAGTTGTGGCAGTATGTGCTAATGAATTATTTCCAAATTTAATTTGAGTTGAAGTAGTTTTATTTGGTGGAGTAAAACTTACAGTAGGAACTTTTAAGTAATTAGATCCAGAACCTGTTATGGATACTGTATTAATGGCACCCTCTGCAATGGTAACAGAACCCGTTGCCGCATTTCCTTGGCCAGGTTTATGTACAGTAACAGTAGGAGTTCCTTGATAATTTCCATCATCAAACAACTTAATGTACTGAACAGACTTAACTCCAGTAACAGTAGATGCAAGAGATACAGTAGCTTCTGCATTATTTGTAGTCTCTTTCTCCATCTGTATGGTAATAACCTGTCCTTTACTTACCATACCCTCATTAATATCCACACCATCTTTATCAGTCAATCCATCTGGAAGATCAATAACCTCATCTTCAGGCTGGAATATTTCACATCTAAATTCATACATGAATAGGTCATTCATCTGGTAGAATGGAACCTTCCTTTCAATATATTTGATCTCAAATATGGCATTATCCAAAGGAAGATAAATTAAATCTCCTTCATTTGGAGTATTGGCATTCTTTCTATCACCTTCAGGCCATAACTTTAGAAATGGAGATATAAAATCATCATACCTTTCTTTAGAAACAACTAGAGTTAACTCATCTTGTGCCTGAACACCAAATTTTGTTAGTACATCTGATGGTGTTCCAAATCCATCAGTGTTTACTAGGTATGCTTCTAACCTAAAACTATCATCAAATTTAGATGCAGTAATCTCTCTGATAACTGTGTTCTCATTAACAATTTTTCTAGGCAGATACAAAATATCCTGACCGAACAATGTTAAATGTTCGTTAACCAAGTCCTGAACTAATCTTTGTTCACTTGGAGATCCATGTAAAAAGAAAGGTGATAGTGGCATTTATCCAACCATATCTAGAGGTGGCATCGCATATTCTTCCATGAGAGTCTTCTCATGTTTTTCTATTTCCATAACAGAATCATCATATATTTGTCTACCATTTAATTCCAATCCGCCAGGAAGTTTAACACCTGTGAATTTAATGAGGTTTTGTCCCCATTGACGTTTGATAAGCGAAGTGGTATACTGCTTAAGCCAGAAGTCATTGTATACTGCGGTATCACTTTCGGGATCTGCAACTCTAAAACAATCTAATATTAAATAATGATCGTTCGTGAGCTCATTTAGATTTATATCCATGTATAATCTACTGTTCTTTTTGTTAAATCTTACTTGAACATCTGGATTAAGCAGATAATCTATAGTCTCCAAGTATGATTTTGTTTGACTATAGTTCAATAAATCTATTGCACCGTAGTAGTATAAATCATTAAGGAAGATCTGGTATTTTACATTGAACATACCCGCCGATAAGGTGGATGAGTCCATTTTAAATACCTTATTGACTGCAATAACTGAGTCAGGTAAAGGAAGGAAATTGGCATTTTCTTCATACTCTAATGATGGTATTCCACCTTGAGTACTGGTTACTGTTGTTGTAGAAGCAACTCCCGTGAGAGTAGTCTTCTCAGCTTTTGTTAGTTTGTGTTTAAGAAAGACACGATCTATTCCCTCACCATGTCTCTCGTGAAAATATTGGACGGCATCATCGATTAGATCATCTACTTGATCATCATCGACATTGATTTCCAGTACTGGTTTTCCGAGTTTCCTAAGAGCGTACTCTTTCAACCCGTCTTTACTGATTGGTTTCGCCATTCCAGTAATTCATAAGTTTCTCCGAAGTATTTAGGTTATATGAAAAAGTATTTTATTGATGAACACGAGACTTTCGCAATCAATGACGAATTGGGTGCAAGAGTAGAGATAATGGGATGGGAAGAGACCCCAATAATCTATATTGATAACTTCTATAAGTACCCAGATAAAGTTAGAGATCTAACACTTAGAGTACCAGGCACTAAAAACAATAGAGTATGTGCAGGATTGCCTGGAGTAAGAGTAGATATGAACATGGATCTGGATAATTTCTTTCCCGTATGGAAAGAGATGCTAGAAAATGTATATGGATTAACAAAAGATGAATCTGTAGTATTGGAACAATCAATGAGAAATGTTCCATTCTCTGTTAATGTTACCCAGTCAGAAGGAAGAGATAGAATACCACATGTAGATTTTCCAGTTGGTCTTAAAACTAGAGGATGGGCTAGTGTTATATACTTAAATAAAGATGATGAATGTAATGGTGGAACTGGTTTCTATACCTATAAGGGTATGCAAATCAATCCAAAATCTGAAGAGTGTAAAGATATTCCTAGAGATAAGTATATTACAGATAGTGATGGTGATTGGGAATTAATACATCTCGCTGAAATGAAATACAATAGAATGGTATTCTATCCCGACAGTATCCTACATGGAGCATATGATAAAGATCTTATATACAAAGATGACCTACACAGGTTAGTTCAGGTGATCTTCTTACCATTACATTTTCCATGGCCTAAACAATGATAATACTTACTGGATACCAAGGTTTTATAGGTCAAGCATTTACTAAGGTACTTGATCCAGAAAATCTCTATAGAGTAGAAGCAGAAGGAGCTTTTAAGTTTCTGGAGGAATATAAGAATTGGGATAAAGTAAAATTAATAATACATCAAGGTGCAATATCAAGTACCACAGAAACAGATTTAAATAAGATCCATAAGTATAATGTAGAATTTACAATTGAACTATTCAAAAAAGCAATAGAATACCAGATACCAGTTAAATATGCATCTTCGGCATCGGTATATGGACATATGGAACAGATTATTAATCCATTAAACTACTACGCATTATCTAAAGTTGCTGTTGATTACTGGGTTAATGATCACATAACAGAATTCAAATCAGTACAAGGGTTTAGATACTTTAATGTCTATGGTGAAGGAGAAGAACATAAAGGTAATCAAGCAAGTCCAGTAAGTAAATTCTCCAAACAAGTACAAGAAACAGGTAAGATAAAACTCTTTGAAGGTTCTGATATGTACTTCAGAGATTTCGTTTGTGTTGAAGATGTGGTTGCAATTGTTTTGAGCAATCAAAAGGGTTCTGGAATATATGATTTGGGCACAAGTAATGCAGTTACTTTCCAAGATGTTGCGGAATTAGTTGCAAACAAGTATAATGGTGAAATAGAATTAATACCATTCCCTGAACACTTACGAGGCAAGTATCAAGAATTCACTTCTGCTTTACCAGTATGGGGTGATTATAAATTTATTACAGTGAGGAATTACATCAATGAGGTATTGCGTTGATATAGATGGTACTATATGCACCCCAACCAAGGGAAGGGATTATGAGAGTGCTCAACCATATGAGACTAGAATTCATACTCTAAATAAATTGTATGATGAAGGAAATTATATTATTTACTTCACTGCTCGTGCAATGGGTAGATTCTCTACTGAGGAATATCCCATCGCTGCAGCAAAGGCTTCAGCAGTCCTATTTGAGTTGACTCAAAAACAACTTAAAGAGTGGGGCGTTAAGTATCACGAACTAATCATGGGCAAACCTCATGCAGATATGTTCATTGATGATAAGGCTTGGCCTGATCATGTTTTCTTTAAAGATGTGAAATGAGAACTTATCCTAAATCTCCTAGTGCTAGTAGAAGGCCTCGTAATGCGAGGGCGGCGGAACCTGTCAAGTATGTTCCGAAGGGTTGGGGATATGAAAAATGGATAGCGAACTGTGAGAAATATTGTGGTAAGTTATTGTTTATTGTCAAGGGCAAACAGTGTTCATGGCATTACCATAAACTAAAAGACGAAGTATTTTTTGTTCAAAGCGGAAAGATTAAACTCTTCCACGGATGGGAAGATGATATTGAACATGCACATATAACCATATTGGAGAGAGGAGATAAGTTCCATGTACCTATTGGTCTGAAACATAGAATGTACGCACTAGAAGATACCGAACTATTTGAGTTCAGTACAGAACATTCTGATACAGATTCACATAGGATATTAGCTGGCGACCTGATAGAATAATGGATCTCAGACTTCTTTATAACTATAGGCTAAAGAAGTCCTTATTCTATCAGTCAAAATATTAGGAGATTGGCCATAATGGTCCCAATTGGACTTAAACAATACTCCTCCATTAGATTGATATGGTATTGCCCAGAAATTATCCTCATTTCTACAAACAAATTCTCCACCCCATTGAACATCCCAGTTTGGAGATGTGAATAATAAGAAAGTATAATATTCATCACTATCAAAATCCTTGTGAAATTCTGATCCTTGGCCAAACGTTTGTCCATTAGTATGAAGTCTTATACATTCAATATCATGACGAATGAATTTCTTAATTATTAGTTTAATGTAAGACGCAACATCATAATAAATTAAATTTGATGGGCGAACTACAGTCGTTTCATTCAGTTCCCAACTAGTATATCCACCCTTTTCTGCATCGGAAACATTAGACAGTCTCCATTCACCAAAGTCTTCAAACAAGGAAGCTACTGCATCAAACTTATCATCAGGTAATATTTTATTAAAAACTACAGGGGATTCTATCATTTAGTTTTTCTAGTTCTTTTCTTACGTGGTTTCTTAGATATTTTCTCAATTTCTTCTTTAGTTAGGTGGTATGCGCCTGGATATTGAACAGATATAGCTGCAGCTTTATTTGCAAAGTGTATAGACTCTGGCATATTTCCATCTGTATCTAAGAATTTATGTACAAGAGCCGTCATAAAGGTATCACCTGCACCACATACATCAAAACAAGGAACTTTTTCTGAAGTATATACCATATTATTCCATCTTGCTCCCATGTTTCCTAGGGTGACAATGAGATGAGTATCATTAGGTAATTCATACTCATGATCCAATTCATCATATTCCTTTTGATTTATTTTCCAAAATACATTATCCTTTTGAAAAAGTTTTTTCTTCTTAGTATCGACAAATACTGGTACATTAACGTTATTGCACAACAATAATAGATCATCAGAAGTAAGATAACCTTTGTCGTAATCTGATATAACCAAAGCTGATGGACTCATATGCATTAGAGCCAATTTAACTTCTGATGAGGTTATTCTAGTAACCTCTGGTGTTTCATCTAATCGTAATAATTGATATTTACTAGTCGAATCTACAAATCTAGTCTTAGTAATAGGTTCCCTTTGGTGTAACAAAAGAGTATTGTGTCCAAAAGCTCTCAAATTTTCTTCAACATTACCTGCCATGCCAGGTCTAGACGCTGTACTAGTTTGATCTAGAACTGGTATAGGTTGTTCTGGACTAAGACGTTTACACTCTCCGAAGATGTATTTGTCTTCACACTTGTCTCCAATGATAAGAATGTCACTCATATCTGTGTTCTTGAGATTTGTACATTTCATCACCCACTTTTCTTCTAATGGGTCTGGGTTTTAAATTTGATGTATCAATAGTAGAATCAAAACTTGATAGTTCCGTCTCTGATGTCCATCCTTCTCTTACTTTTTCTATCACTTTAGTACTGGAATAGAAAGGTATCCTTGGAAAGAATCTAACTTCTTTAGCAAACTCTTGTCCAATTACAACTCCATTTCTCCAGTCATCACCCAACAATAAAACATCTGGAGTATATAATTGTATCAGATCGGACAATTCTTGTCGAGTATTAAACCACAAGACCGTATCGATGTATTTACAAGACTCCAACATAGTGAGTCTAAAAGGAAGATTGTTTATAGGTTTCCCTGTATTGGGTTTATCAGTTCTAATCTTCTCATCACTATCCGTTGCACATATAACTCTATCACCCAATGACCTTGCAACTTTAAAGAGTTGCATATGGCCTGGATGGAGTATATCGAATGTTCCATTTACAAATACTGTTTTAGTCATGGATAACCTCCTTAAGGGGTACTGATCTGTCGATAAATCCTCTCAAATCTTTAAAATACTTATCGACATTAAAGGACATCAAGTGTTCTTCACCTTCTTCCCTACAAAAATAGTTTTTAGTTGCAAGGATATCTGGATCATGTTGAGCAGTTAATACTGCAAAATTGTGGCCACCAAATATACCGTTCTTAACGGTTTGTCTGGTTACTCTATCTGGATCTGCCATGTCATCTTCAAATAACATTTGCAGATCAGACTTTTGATGTTTGGATTGTACGTACCTCCAGAAAGGTGTGTCTTTCTTATTATATGCATAATGTATATTAACAATATCAGCTGCATTATTATAGTTACCTCTCATCCTACTATTGAATCCATCAACTTCATCTTTTTCATAACAACCTCCCTTTATAGTCTCTTCTATAAATTCAATACCTCTACAAATTAAAGCAATACCTGTACTCTCAAGGGGTTCAATAAAACCACTACTCAATCCAATACTCACAACATTACCTCTCCAAGGTTCTGAAGACATTACTGGATTCCATTGTAACACTTTCAGTTCATCTTTGGATATTCTACCTTCCCAGAAGTTACAGAAACTTTCTTTTGCATCTTCTATATCAGTAATATCTCTATTGAAAACCATTCCAGATCCTATCCTAGATGTTATAGGAGTTATCCAAACCCATCCATCATCCATTGCACATGCATGAGTATATGGATGCATTTCAGTATCTCTATCCTGATATTCTATTCTTCCAGCAACAGCAGTATTAGTGTATAACCTATCACTTAAATCTATATCATGTTTATTATCTTTGGATAATAATTTAGCAAACCCAGTACAATCGACAAATAAATCCGATTTAATTTCTCTTCCGTCTTTTAAAACCACATGATCAACGTCTTCCCCATTCCATATAACATCTACAACATCACTTTCTATATGATTAACCAAATCCTTAGTATGTTTCTTGCAGAATATAGGTAACCTTGAAGCATCTAAATGGTCAGCATAAACATTTATTTTCTCCATCTCAACTCTATTCTGCATTGCAGAATGGTAACAAGCTAATGTCTCTATCAGATTAAACTTATCTCTATACTTACTCCATATATCCCACATAGGTGCTACTTTATAACACGACTCTGAGTACTTGGGTACATCAGATACCTTTACTTTATTGTATGTTATATCAGTAAATCCAAAAGGATGCCAAACATTATCGGTTTCACTACCATCTGTCCATCCAGAAAATAAAATACCACCCTTATAAATTGCATGTAATTCCTTCATCCAATACTCTCTGGTGAATCCCATATTCTCCATGAAGTTACCAAACTGCAATATAGTAGCTTCTCCAACTCCAATTGGGTTTGGAACTTCTTTATCAATAATTGTTATCTCTAGTTCATCACCATATGGCATACATGGGGAACACTGATGAACAGATATCCTTC